AGTTATTATAATTAACCAATAAATTTATAAATATTATTATTACAATTTTTTAATACAATTTTTTAATACAATTTTTTCAATATTATTAATTTTATATAAGTATTAATATTATAAATCAATTTTATATATTGAATTTTATAATACTATTTTTAATTTTTAATTTCTTTTTACAGTGTTGGTTTAAATTTTTTTTTTATTTGTTTAGATTATTTTAGAGAGAAATTAATAATAATTATTAATTACAACCTTATATTAAAATATTTAAGAAACTTTAAATATCTTTAGACAAATAATAAATAATAAATAATTTTATTTATTCTTGATAAGATTATATTAATTTTATCTCACTAACCCTATCATCTTATTATAACATTCTCTTGAAAAATGGATTTGCGTGATAAACACAACAAAAAAAAAACATCATATAATAAAATGGTAAAACAAAAAAAGAATAACCATTCTACGCACTCATCTCCTCCTGTAAAGGAAAATAATTTAAATGAGATTACTGGAAAACTTCTACAAGATTTAACAAAAAGTATTGTTTCTGTTAAAGATGAACTCAGTAATATTTCAGAAAATATATCTAATTTACAAAAAGGACAAACAAAAATAGAAGAAAAATCTGGTAAAATAAGAAGAGATTATAAGGAATTATCAGTAGATGTTAAAACTTTGAATGATATCGTAGAAAGTTTAATTGAAGAAAACGACGCTAATTATATAGACAAATTAAATATTAATGAAGATGAAGATGACGATGAAGATTATGATGATGATGATGGAAAACCAGAAGGTTATAATATTTTTGAAGACCAAATTAAATTGTATATAAATTCAGAAATTAAGAAGCAAAATTTATCAAAAGAAGAACGTATAAATCTGCGTAATTCTACAGTAGAATATTATAATTTATTAGATAAAAATATTTCAAAAGAATGTTTAAAATATTTCATTAATTCTAATATAGAAAATAGAAAAAATATTATGGAACAGGAAAAAAATATCAAAGAATTTACTAAAGATGAATCAGAACCAGCAAGATATAGAATCCAAAAATTTAACATTCCTGATAATATTAAAAGAAAAGTATATCAAAAATTAGAAATATATCAAAATGATAGTAGTAATTCTGCTAAATTTACTTCTTGGATAAATGGTTTTATGGAAATACCTTGGAATAATATTAGTAATTTACCTGTAAATAAAGAATCTCCACCAAATGATATTTGTAAGTTTTTAAAAAATGCGAAAGATACAATGGATAATGTAATTTACGGACAAAATAATGCTAAAGAACACATATTAGAAGTAATTTCTAAAATGATTAGTAATCCAAATAAAGCGGGTAATGTATTTTGTATTCACGGTTCAATGGGAACGGGAAAGACTAGCATTATTAAAAATGGAATGGCGAAAGCATTAGGATTACCATTTATGTTTATTTCATTAGGAGGTATGCAAGATTCATCTCATTTAGTAGGTCACGATTATACTTATGAGGGTTCTACTGCTGGAAGAATTGTTGAAGGTTTGAAAAGTTGTAAATCTATGAATCCGATTATATTCTTTGATGAGTTGGATAAAGTAAGTGAATCTAATAGGGGAACTGAAATTATAAATTTATTAATTCATCTAACGGATTCTTCTCAAAATACTCAATTTCAAGATAAATACTATTCAGAAATTCCATTTGATTTATCTAAAGCGATATTTGTATTTTCTTTAAATCATTTAGAAAATGTTAATCCAATTTTAAAAGATAGAATGCACCAAATTAAAATGGATAAATTTAGTTCTGATGAAAAAGTTATTATTTCACGTGATTATTTATTACCAGAATTATATAAGGAATATGGTATTAGTAATGATGAAATTATTTTTGATGAAGAAATTATTAGATCTATTGTTGGTAAAACTATGGAAAAGGAAGATGGTGTCAGAGGTGTTAGGAAAAGACTTGAAACTGTTATTTCTAAATTAAATGTTGTAAAATGGTTAATTAAAAGAAATTCTGATGTAGATAATGATAGAGTAGATAATGATACTATAAATAATGATACAGTAGAGCGTCCAAGTAAAAGAAGAAGAATTGAGAGAAGTATTGAATCTGATGAAGATAAAAGTAAAAGTAAAAGTAATAATAATAAAAAGAATAAAAAAAATAAAAAGAATACTGATAAAAGTAATAAAATTAAAATAAATATACCTATAGAAGAAACTTTAGAAACACATGATATTTTAAAGTGTATTGATATTAGAGATATTAAATTCCCTTTAACTATAACACAGGATTTAATTAGTAAATTGTTAAAGAAAAATGTAGATAAAAGTGATTTCCCATATTATATGTATACTTAAATCATATATTTTATAATTAATTGTTGTTTTATGTTTTATGTTTTTAAATATCTGGATTACCGAATGGGCCGTGATTACCACCACGACTATTAATTAATTCTCTTTGGGCGTTTGTAGTACATACACAACCAGTACTGGTAGAGAATGTAGATGGACAACAAGATGGATGAGAGAAATTATGAGATAACATAAATAGATGTCTAGGACTATTTGCTTTTCCATCAACGGTTGGGAATGATCCTGAAACTGGGTCAGATGTTAATTTAATACCTTCTCCTACTGGACTAAAAATGGTAACATCACTCATTAATTTATGATTGGTTTTTTTAGATGGAATAACTAAATTAGCATATGGAGGAGAACGTGTTCTCCAATCAACTACGTTTTGTCCATCACATCCACCCATAGTATAATCTGTTGAGGCATAATTTGTAAATTTTTCACGCATATCAAATAAGCAAACCGCCATTAAAATAGTCACTCCTACTAAGGAATACATTAAGTTATTAGTATTCTTTTGGGTAGCAGCATAAACTACTACTACAATTAAAAATAATAATAAAGGAACTAAGTCAAACATTTTGATATTTATTTATTTTATTTATTTTATTTTATTTATTTTATTTATTTTATTATTAATCAATACTTTATTATAATGATGAGATTATTTATTTTGTTTCATTTTATTATCTTGGAATCTTAGAATTTCAATAATTACTCTTTCTTTTGCTATACGAGGGTCAAAAAACATTTCTGTAATAATACTTTCTGTAGCAATTGTTGAATACTTTTCTTTTAAATTAGCTTTTAAATTATTTCTAATATAATCTCTTAGTTCTTGTTGTTTTTCATTATATAAATTATCAATTAGTTCTCTCAACAAAAGGTCTTCAATTGTTTCTAAATTTTTTTCAGTTAGATATTTTTGATAATGATGTTTAATATAAAAAAATGTAATATCCCTAACTAAATTAGGCAAACTTCTTTCAGATGATGACATATTTATTTTGATATTTTGATATTTTGATATTTTGATATTTAAGTTTTTAATATTATAAATTATAGACTTAAACTACTATTTATTACAAATTATTAGATTATAATATATTATAATAATTTTGATAACGCATAATAAAACTAACAAATAATTTACAAATATTAGTTATAGATATTAGTTATAGATATTAGTTATAAGTTATAAGTTTAAATATAATATCTGATAAAATTATAATATTGTTAAAGTCATTGGATTTTATTAAAAAAGAAAAGAGATAAAATAATAAATGTTTGGTTTTACAACATTACTGACAGTTTATAATATTAATCGTATATCTTCTATTATTGGAGAAATATATGAAATACAAGATATAAATGATAAACTTTATTTAGAAGAACGATTAATAGAATTAAAAGCAAGAATTTTAGAAAGTGGTTGTATAGGTATAAAATTTACACAATGGTTTATAACAAAAATAAAAACATATGGAGACGAACTTAATAATACAATTGTTAAATATTTTGAAGATATATTTGATAATTGTCCTCAGCATTCTTTAGAATATAGTAAAAGTAAATTTTTAGAAGAATTCAAAATTCCATTGGAAAATATAATAGAAATCGAAAGTTTGGAAATAATTGGTTCAGGAAGTATTGGTCAAGTATATAAAGGCATTTTAAAAGGTTTAAATAAACCAGTCGCTATTAAAGTAAAACATCCTGATGTAATGAAATCAATTGATAATATTGAACCTTTAATAAATATATTAACTTATTTACAATCATATAATTATTTTAGAAATAGATATAACCTTTATTTAGATTTCGGAGAATTTCTCGATGACCTTAAAATGCAAGTTGATTTTACAAATGAAGTCTATAATTCAATAACATTTGGTAAAAATTATGAAGATAATAACCATGTAATAATACCAAAAATATATTATTATACAAGTAATATTATTATATTTGAATATGTTGGTGGAGTTTCTTATTCTACATTAGAAGATTATGCTAAATCCCAAGTTAGTCTTAATTTAATCTCTTTTTTTGAAGAAAGTTTAATGGTCCATAATTTTATTCATTGTGATTTACATGAAAAAAATTGGTCTGTATTATATGAAGACGGAGTTTATAAATTAATAATATATGATTATGGAATATGTTATCGTTCTAAGTCTGCTGAATTCGCCAGAGAATTATGGGATTGTTTTGAAACTAACAATTCTAAAAAATTAATAGAAATCGCAAGAAATAATATTATTGTTGATGATTTTAGTCAAGAAATCGCAGATGAAATAGAAATTGCAATTAATCATATTCTTAAAACTAATGTTAATTCTCATTATATTTTATCCAAAATTATTAATATTTTAAGTAAGCGTGAAAATGTAAAATTCAATAAAATTGCTATTAATTTAATTATTTATTTTAGTATGATTGAAAAAATATTAAAAGAAAATAATATAGTATGTAATTCCAATTGTTCAAGTAGTAATCCAGAAAAAGTAATTTATAATCTTAAAATGAATATTCTTAGTTATGGAAAAGCATATAATGTTTATCATAAATTAGGTAAATATATTGAAAATACATTAGATGGAGTTCCAGAAAATTATACTCTATTTGTTGATACAGAAAACAGCGATTTAACATTTATATCATTAGATTAATAAAATTATTTTTATCTTTTTAATAGTTAATTTATGAAATATATAATAAAAATATTATATATAAGGATATTTCTACATTTATTTATTAGAAATAGAAATTAAATTATACATTAAATTATACATTAAATTATACATTATGGTAGAATCAATATTAGATAATTGTCATAAATTATTAAATAAATATACATTATGGTTTCATAATCCAAATGATACAAATTGGCAAATTGATAGTTATCATAAGATTATTACATTTACAACTATTGAAGAATTCTGGACTATTACAAATTATTTAAAATCAGATTTAATAGAAAAAGGAATGTTTTTCCTTATGAAAGAGGATATTGAACCTATTTGGGAAGATTTAAATAATATTACTGGTGGATGTATTTCTTTTAAAATAGATAATATGGATTCTCAAAATGTATGGATTGATTTAATGGTCCATTTAATATCTAATAATCTTGATATTGGAATTAATGGTATTAGCATTAGTCCGAAAAAAAAATTTAATATAGTTAAAATATGGACGAATTCCATTGTTGATATTGATAATTATACATTTCCAGATAGTTTATCTATTTGTAAAAGTCCTGCTCTATTCAATGCGAATGAAGATAATGTTCAAAAAGATAAAGGAAAAATAAATTATTATAAACAAAGAGAAACATAGTATAATTATTCTTCATCGTCATCATTAACTTGTGGAGCAATTAATAATTTAATATCTCCAAGACCAGCGACATCACATTGTAAAATCATTGGATAATTATTTTTGAATAATATATCAATCGTACTACTTAAATTTCCACATTTACTAAATAATAGGAAATATTTAAGAATGAATTCACCTTGAACAATTTCATCTGATTTATTCTTACTTTGAAATTTTACTCCATTTTCAGATGGTTTTATAACATATAATTGAGACACATCTTTATTACAACCTTTAAAAATGATTTGGTCTGATGTTTTTTGAATTTCAACTCTTTCATTAAAGTTATTAATTGAACTACAAATTTTTTGAAATCTGGCAGTTGGAATAATAACAACACTATCAAATACCGTTCCTTCACCAAGTTCAAAATCATCTATTGTTAAATCCATTGTATTTAAATGAACGGTTTCATTGATATTTTCTTCTTTATTATAAGTATGAATTACTAATTTATTTGGTTTGTCTTTTAAAACATATAATTTTAATGTATCATTGGAATCTATACCTTTCACAATTTTAAATAAATTTTCCATATTTAGTGCTATTTCAATCTCATTTGGACAAAAATATTCTTCAAAACTTGAAGCATTGAGAATTGTATCCATAAAGACATCTCTACTTTTTGTAATATTTTTATATTTGATTGCTTGTTTATCACATTTGAATACACCTTCTGGAAATAAATTCCTCATTAACTCAATTAAATATTTAATTGGAGAAGTCTTTGCTGTGCAAAGATAAAATAAATAATTATCATATTTATTCTTAATACTCATTTTTGTATTTTAAAATATATTTTATAATTAGAACTGATTGGTAATAATATCTTAAATTTATTTCTTAAATTTATTTTTTAAATTTATTAAAGTTTAAATATAATATAATTATAATAAATCCGATGGTATTTTTTTTATTTTTATAACGCATAATATTTTATTCCTTAAGTTGAACTTTATCAATATAATTAAATGTTTATTGTATTTTTTAATAATAAAAATAGTAATAAATAGTAATAAATAGTAATAAATAGTAATAAATAGTAAAATAGTAATAAATAGTAAAATAGTAAAATAGTAAAAATTATTATTATGATTTTATATAAAAGAGAAATAGCAGCAGTATTAACATTATTAATTTTAGATATAGTATGGATTTATTTCTTTATGTCAAAAGAATATACAGTAATGATTCCTAAAATTCAAAGTAATAATATGAAATTAAATGTATATTCGGCAATAGGTGCTTATTTACTAATGGTATATTTATTAATCCAAGTGGTTCTAAAGTATAATATGAGTTTAGTAGAAACATTCTTATTTGGTTTCTCATTATATGGAGTTTATGATTTAACTTGTGGAGCGGTATTCTCTAAATGGAATTTTAAACTCGCACTGATAGATATGTTATGGGGTGGATTTGTTTATACTGCTGCGGTTTATGTTTCTAAATCAATTAAATAATATTTTTAATAATAAAATTCATATTATATATTAAAGATTGAATAATCTTTATTCGAATAAAAATGAATGATATAGAAATTGCTGAAAAATATGAACCTATATTCTACTTTCATAGAGAAGAAAGATATTATCCTATTAGTATAGAAAAGTATTTGAGTCATTGTCAAATGGTAGATGACAAAAATAATATTGTAATTTCTTCCGGTAATGTAGAATTAAAACATTTGGAAGATAATGAATATTCTAAAAATAATTTAGTTATTAAAACTAAAATAAGAACTATTACTAAATATATTACAATTTATGCCAAAATATCTGAAACAGATAATTATTATTATATAACTTATTATATGATATTTCAAAATAATAAAGGTTATAAAATATTAGGATGTATTAAAAATGTTGGAGAACATCTATATGATTTAGAACACGTAACTGTTAAAGTTTTAAAAGAATCTGAGAGTATTGAAACAATATTTTACAGTTCTCACGATGATGGAGAAATGCACACCATAAATAATATTGAATTTGAAAATTCCAGACCAATAGTATATATTGCTAAAAATAGTCACGCAACTTATAATAGAATAGGAACTATTTATAGAATTTGGTTTTTAGCAAATGATAAATGCGAAAAACATTTTAAATTTAATCAAACTTTAAATCTATTAAATGAAGAAAGGGATTGGTATAATTTTAAAGGAAAACTAAGTCAGGACGGGGGTAGTTTAATGGGAAATAGGTATTGGTTTGAATCCCCTTGGTTAGAAAAACAAGAAAAAAAACGGTTTTTAAAAATATTTAGATGTAGTTAATCTTCTTTTAATTTATTTAATTTATTTCATTTATTAATATTTTCATTTATTAATTTATTTATTTATTAATATTTTCATTTATGTATAATATATAATTGCGAAAGCATCAGATACTAATAGAATAAATGCTATTATAATTGATGTAAATGAATCGTATTGGTATAATATAACTGATACGATTATTAATACGAGCACTATCATAAAAAATTTAATATATTCGTCCATTTTATGATTTTATTATTACTTTTATTATTACTTTTATTATTACTTTTATTATTACTTTTATTATTACTTTTATTATTACTTTTATTATTACTTTTATTATTAGATAAATATACTAACAAAATAAAATATAATACCAAATATAATAGATTGTATTATAGATGTTTCTAAACTGACTGGTATATTTTTTTCTACTATATGACATATTAATCTGGTTGTCATAATATAAAATATAATCGAAAACAATATTGTTTTTAAAGCAATATCTCTATTTATAACAGAGAAATCATCTTCTACTTTTCTATTTATTTCATCACTTCCTAAGGAGGAAAAATCAGTTGAATTGTCTTCCATCTTTATTATTATTATATATAAATAGATATAGAAAATACTAATAAAAAATATTAATAAAAATACTAATAATTAAATTAATTGATAAACAATAAATACAACTAAAGTAAAGATGATTGTATGAACTACTATACGGTCCATATTTACTGGAATAAATTTATTAGTATATGTATAAGTTTTAGGACTTGCCAGGATATAAAATAGAATGCCAAATAATAAACATTTTAATAGAAGATTTTGATTATAATAAAGTTGATATCTACTACCTTGAAAACCTTCTATTGCATCTTCTGACTTATTATTTTTTGATGATTTAAAATTTTTATATTTTTTAATATCTTTTGCTAATTGTTTCATATCAAAACTATCATCCTCTTCTTCAATATCTTCATCATCATCCTCTGCTTCAATATCCTTATCATCATCTTCTTCTTGGTATGTAATATCTTCATCGTCTGTATCTTCTTCTTCTTTTTTCATATTTGCTTTTGTCGCGTTTTTAAAAGTTTCGTGGTGGTCTTCCCCCATTTCTTCAAAAACATCATCAAATTTCTCAGCATTTTGGAATGGTTCTACCATTGGATCAACAAAACCTTCAATCATATTATTTTATTTTTTATATTATTAAATATAAATTATTTTAATTGAATTCTTTATTATATTCTTTATTATAATAATGTTATAAAAAAATCAATAAAAATAAGTTATATGACTGAAATGAAATTAAATGAAATTAAATGAAATTCTATGAAATTAGTCTATTTCTAATTCTTGATTAGGACAA